GGGATTACCTAATAATATACTAATGATACGGCTTCCCCCATAAGCACAGCTAATGGCGAACCAACAGCCACAGCGGCCATGACCAGGACCGGCCGCGACCTGGCCGCGACCTGGCCACGACTTGGCCACGACTTGGGCCACAGCGCCAGAGGCCGCAGCTCTTACGCCACGGCCTCCGGCTGTATCAGTCGGCTGTCTTGAACGTCTTCCAGGGCTTCCATGCGTCATCATCCAGCATCCGAATACTAACCTCCGGGTGCGCATAGCTAAACGCAGGGAGGAATACCTGCACCAGACTACCGTGAGGCTGGCTGTTTTGGTTGCTGGCTATTACCCAGAGACGGCCACCAGAAGCCCCCGGCATATTGGCAACCTTGGCCGCAACGCTGGCATTCTGGACATACCCCGCAAACCCGATTTCCCGATAGTCGTTGAAGTCGCTGCCCGCCGGGATGCTTTCTCCAAACGTCCCTATTGGCGTGGGCGCCCCCGGCGCCGTTACATAGCATCCATTGTAACCAAATACCATTTCGATGGTTTTTCCGCCCAGCGTGGACAGGGAATTTCCGGACATGATCGCCCTATGCAGCATCGCATTGCTGAGATACTGCAGCCGGTAAAACCTTGCGATGCCATATGCCGCAGTCAAATAGACGGATGCTCCCATGGAACGGATAAAGGTGTGGCTGTCCCGGAGATCAAGTCCGTGGTGTGGTAACTGGATCACGTCCACGCCCTGCACGATGGGGAACATCTTATCTTGTGCAGGCTCTTCGATGTCGCCGGTCAGCGCCAGAATTTTGTCCCCGACTCGCAGCCGGGCGCACATGGAAAAGTTGTTGTAATTGGTGTTGCCGGTGTCGGTCAAATCCTCGTCCAGCGTGTAGTTGTAATACCCTGCGATGGTTGGTGCTGCAACATTGTAAAACTCCAGATAGACGGCTTTGGACACCTGTACCATCATTCCCTCCGTGGCAGGCTCCACGATCACGCCGCCGGCGGCGGTAATTGCATTCTTGATGCTGGTCTGTACGGCCTGATAATTCACGCCTTTGAATGCATCCCAACTGACGGCGCCGTTAGGCAGATACCACTTTTCCACAGGAATCCCGCTGTTGAGAATTGTCGTAACGCCCGCCAGTGTGCAATGGTCGCTGTGATAGTGGGAGCCGACGAATGCCGTAATTTTCTTGACGCCATTCTGCCGCAGATACTCCAACAGCCGGTTTGCGCTGTCATTGCCGTGGTCGTAAACGACGCAGAAATCTTTGTTGTAGATCACCATACACAGCGAATATCCACGATCAGGATCACCGGACACTGCGTCTGGTGCCGATAACATCGCCAGCGTTGCAGTCACCTTCAAGTTCCCGATGGCCTCCGCGTTCGCTGCAATGTCCTCCTTCGCCGTCCCGATGCTTTCAGCGTTGGCGTCCACCTTTGCCTGTATTCCGGCCAGAATCCGCTCGTTGACCAGCTTCTCCAGCCGCCCATCGTTATACATTACAGTGAGTTCGTCCCTGACGTGCTGCGGGATGTCGGTGTTGTCGAGAATGTCCTTGGTGTCCTTGACCGTTTTCAACAGCCAATCCAAGTTGAGGTCGTGTAAATTTGTATAGGGGAATTGTTCAAACGCCATTGTGTTACCTCCTTAATACACCAACAGAGTGAATCTGCTTTTGAAGTCGTTGACGATGATGTCCACCATGGATAGCTTGCGCCGAAGGTTGACTTCCTCATGCACCATGGCCGTTGAGGTGGTCACGCCGATGTTGCCGTGGATGCGTCCGTGGTGGTCGCTGTTGGAATCTGCGGCGCTCTGGCTGCCGTCTCTTGGTGTCATTTTGCCGCTGTCGAAGCCCGCCACCTCGCTGCTGCCTGCGCCCTCGGAGTGTGCCGTGTCCGTCCAATCTTCCATCCGGTTGTAGTTTTCAATCGGATCGTATTCCGCTGTGATGGCCCGATACTGGCGTTCCCAGCTGGGCAGCATGGATTTAGACCACAAGCCGATGGCCGTTTGCAGCACGACCGGCACCGGATACAGCACCTCCAGATCGGCACACTCCAGCAGTATACTGTTGACCACGGTATCCTTGTCAACGCCGTCCGGCAGCTCCAGCCGGTCGAAAATCTGGCCGTCATAGTTATAGATGCCCAGTACAGATAGCTTACTCCTCATCGTCGGGCACCTCCTCGGTTTGCACGGCCTGCTCGGGATCATTGCGCCAGTCCACGGACAAGTCGATACCAAACATCTTGCGGGCCTCCTCACATCCAAGCCGGAGGGATTCCAGCCACAGCTCCGGGAGATTCCGTGTTTCCACATTGTTGGCATTAACCTCGTCGGAGATCAGCCGCTCTTTTTTGTCTGTGTTGGCGTTGGGGATTCCAACCTTGGTGTCAAATTCTGCCTCGATTTTGCGGAGATCGGACAGGAGATCACTGACGATGTAGTTCTGTCCGACATTTTGTTGGAATGCCTCCCAACACACGGTACCATCATCATTATACAGCGCCTTGTCCACCACCACGGCAGGCTCGCCACTGGCGATACGGTCATACAGCTTTTTCAGGCTCTCCGCTGCGTTTTTATTGGAAGCCGTAAACACATAGGACAGCTTACTGTTAAGCAGATTGACGTCCACCGCCTCGGAGGCCAGCGCCATCTCCTGCGCATAAAAGCTGACCAAGTCCATGATGCCGCAAAAATCCGGCTGCAGCTTTAGCAGTACACAGTTCCGCCCAATTTCCGGTTCCAGCGTTCGCCTGATAAGGGGATTTTGGATAATCACTGATCGGGGCTGGTAAAAGACATTATAGCCCTTTAGGCCGCAGCCCTGCGGGATAACGCCGAATTTGTCCGTGTTGACGATGGCGACGAAGCCCCAGCAGTACAGGGTATACAGGAAATAGTCCCGACTCCATGTGCGGGGCATATCCCACTTGAACACACTGATGGCTTTTTGCAGCAGATAGCGCTGGAAAAACCGTGTCAGCCCAACATTTTTGACATGGACAGTGTTAGGCGTGGTCCGGGAAATGATTGCGTTTTGATAGTCGTAGAAGTATGGTGCGCCGGTCATAGTTTTCGCCTCCGTTTTCTTTTTTTGATATATGCCAGCAGCCACACAGGCAATTTTCCAGACAGCACTGGCGCAGGACTTTGTCTATTAGCATCACTCATAGTAAAAGCCCCCCTCCATGAATGCTTTAATTGCGCTAATTTCATTTTGTGTTGCCGGTATATCAACTTCAACATCGCTACAAAGAACATATCCATGCAGCGAATTGATGCGCCGTACTTGGCACAAAGGTCTGCCCCTGTCTGTCAAATCTTCGTCGACTGGGATCTCCCATTCGTACAGCATTGCGGGGATCCCTCGAAGCTGATCAGCGCCTCCAGCACCGCCCACGGTATTAGCACTTGGAATGCGCCCCTTGGCAGCGTTTCCTATGGCGGACAGCCCTCCGGCGATCGTTCCGGTGTAGTTGTCAGTAATCGCTGCCATGCCGACGCCTATTGCATCAGTAACAAGTGCGCCCAAACCATATCCGGGGGCCGTCACCTGCCCGATCTGATATGCCATCCCAACTTGGCCACTGATTCGGGATACAATCCTATCTTCTTTGGTTTGGACTATCAACGTGCCGTGCCCAGTTTTAAGATCTACCAAGGCTAACGTATGTATAGTATCCGTATTAGCGCACACCACGGGATCCAGAGATATGACACCAAATGGCGGATAAAACATATCGTAGTGCGCCATAGATGCGTTCATATAGGCTCCACGGCTTGCCGCCATGGGATGACGCCGCAAATTCCAGTTAATTTCTGCGTATCCGATTCCCGAATCTACACTACTTGCGGCCACTGGCACGTCCACATAGCCAACCCTGACAGTGTCAATGATAGACCCGACTTTTTGGAACGGAAGCCATACAATACTGGAAATGTATTGCAGGGGGTCAAGCACCGCTTTTAATTCACTATTTGTCGCAAACCCCAATATCCCCATTGCCTTAACTGCGTACGCATCCGACAAAATGTACTTCAGAAATAAATCTAAGGCGGACTTGGTGAACATGATATATTGTGTGGCCCCAGCCCCAATGATGCCCACAACAAAGGTGCCTTTTTCAGGGTCTGTACTCCACGGGCTTTTCTCCCCGGCAGACAGTTCCGTGCTAATAGTCGTCTTTGCCGGATACATATTGTCAATGATGTTGCCGTCCCACTCTGCGGCGGATCGGAGAACATATGCGTTTAGTGCTCCAATATCCGGCTTCCAGCTGGCAAGCGTGTCCACGGTGCAATCAGCGACCCACTGGCCATTGCTAAAAGTCCACCCAGTGATCCAGTAATACCGCTTAAAAGTTCCCACATAGCAGTAATTATACTGCGTGGGATTGCTGCTGCCGCCACGGAAGCTAAACACAAATACCGGATGCAGCAGGTCAAAGTCGTTATTGGTCTCGCAGTCCACCATGGTGGAGTCGCTGTCCGAAGGTCTCTTTGTGCTGTTTTCCGTCTTGGAAAATTTCCATAGCATTACAGGAAACAAATGTATCACCACCTTCGTAAATGGCCGGGCGGCTTAGCCGCCCGGCCTTGCGCATTAGTCAAGCAGCAGCACAACGCCCTTTTCCGTGTGGTCGTTGTAGATGCGCTGCGTTTCATGCATCCAGATGTTGGTATAGCCGCCTCTGGCGTTGAACGGAGACGGATTGCTCCAGCTCTGGGTGTTGGCCACGCCGACGGCCTCGGTGTCGATGATGACGCCGAAGATCCCTGCCTGTTCAATGGCCTCTGTGGACACAGTCACGGCCCCATTGGTGCCGATGCGGGCCACCTTCATATTGATGGAGTCGGGTGTCTCTGCCGACTGCCAGAAGTTGACGGTCTCCGTCTCCGGCATGGTCAGCAGGCCGTCGTGGTAGGTGTCTGCGATGGCCATCATGTTCATCTGATGGCGAGCCGGAGCGTACAAGAAAGCCCGCTGCATGGCCTTTGGTGTGTGCCGGATGACGTGCTTGCCATTGACCACCGTCTGGAACAACTCCGTCCGCTCCGTCATCATGTCAGAGATCTGGGCGATTCTGGCATAAGCCCACTGGATGAACGCTTTGAAGTTGGCAGGCTGATACACTTCCTGCGGCGTATTAAACTTCAGGCCGGTCGCCGCTTCGTACTCCGTCAGCAGATGCACGACACGGCCGTCCTGCGCCTCGTTGACCACGCCGCCGATAAAGTTGGCCAGAGCAGCGCGGGAAATATTTTCCCGGATGTTTTCCAGCTTATCGGACATATTCCCCGCCACCATGCCCATAAAGCTTCCCAGCTGATCGGGGCCGGTAAAAGCATTGTCAAGCTGATCCTTAAAGATCGTATACCAGTCCTCCCACACATTGGCCCCGTAGAAATTGGTCTGCAGGATCTCCGGCTTGTTGATGACATCCTGGTCTACGCTCTGGCCGTTGCCCAGCGGATTGGAGGTCTGGGTAGCATCATATGCCACCGGCCACTTGTGGCGATCGTCATCGCTGACGGGCTTGTCCGCAATGGACAGCTTGCGGACATGGTTGCCCCACTGGGATTCCGTTTTTTCCAGCCCCTTAAACTTGCGGGAATAGGGCCGTGTGGAAAAGATGGTGCGTGTCAGCACCTGATTGATAGCGTTGATCACGGGATCATAGCCCGTGGCCAACGTGGTGGTTGCGCAGCTGATAAAGCTGTGGATGTCAGTTGCGACCAATGCCGCCTGACCGGTTGCCTGCTGCTGGATGCTGTTCAGCAGCGTGGCGGCCTGTTTGAAAGTCATTTCACCAGCCATAATTATACCTCCTTATTTACTGTTTGTCGGGTGAAATTCGGGCGGGTCAATGATATTTGCCAAGATATCATCGGCCGTATCCTCAGGGGGCTGTGCGCTATGCTGGATAGCGCTTTGCTGGATCTGTGTGGTCAGTGCGTCAAGCCTGCCCATCAGATCCGCATAACCGTCCGGCTGCTGTACCGGCTGCTGTACCGGCTGCTGTACCGGCTGCTGTACCGGCTGCTGTACCGGCTGCTGTACCGGCTGCTGTACCGGCTGCTGTACCGGCTGCTCCTTGGCAGCCTTTGCGATGACGGCAATCTGCTCCGCCGTGTAGCCAGCAGTTGCCAATGCGATAATATCAGTTGCTTTCATGCTTTTCCTCCTTAATAAAAGCCTTAAATCCGTGTGATTTCACGGATTCCAACATTTTTTCGGCGTTCTTCCGATCCCGGAACGCTCCGACTTGTACATGATACAGTGTTTCGGTTTTGGGCGCTTCGTCCGGGGCCTTGTAGGGGGTCTCGAAATATTCGCACACGCCCTTGCAGATTGCTTCAGCGATAGTTTTAGTATGGGTGATGATCCAGCGGGCCGTCTCGGGGACGTCGTGAAACTCGCATTCACAGTAAACGGTCGGCGCCGCCGGTTTGCGAATTTCGTACAGGCTGGCGTCTGCGCTGATATTGTCAGACTTTCCCGGTGTCAGCGGCGCCAGATTGTGATAGACACACAGTCCGGCCTTACGGCCCTCTCCGGTGTTGTCATAGGTATAGATGCGTGTGCCGGACACCTCGCCGTTGCAGGCATTGGTGTGGATAGGGATGTAAAGGTCTGCTCCCCATGCATCGGCATTTGCACATTTTGTGGCCATATCCTGATAATGCACAAGCCGTACCGCAAAGCCGCAGCGTGTCAGCGACTCCTCCAGTGCCACCGCAATTTTGCCGCACTGGATCGCCTCGGAGGTGTTGCCGTAGGCGTACCGGTTACTCGTCTGATCGCTGGGACTCAGAAAAATTTTCTTTGCCATTGGTTGCTGTCTCCTTTCGGATGATGTTGTCGATACCTGGCGTAAACACTTTCAAATTTTCGATGATGCTTCCGATCTCCATCAGCACCACATAGCCGCAGCCGGTCTTAAACAGTGGCAGGCCCGCATCCAAGCCCATGGCCGCCGACTCGATCTCCACCAGATACAGCAGGGCCAAGACCAAAAATTCGCCCGCCTTGTGGAACAGCCCGTTGCGCATCACACTAGACTTGAACTCTTTGTTATACAGCGCGTTCAACAGGCCGGACAGGATGTCCACCACAATAAAGACTGCCACGCCAATTACATAGACTCGCATACTGTCACCTCGATTATTTTGTTGGGAGGGAGGGCATCAGGAGTCTGTCAAACTCACGCACGCCCTTCCGGGGCTGACATTGTGCGGCCCTCCCTCCTTTACATAATACCAGAACACAAAGGATTATGTCAAGTATTTTAATAGCAAGATCTCGCAGAGGCGGTCCTCGAATACCACACGGCGCTGCATATACGCCTCCCACAACCACAAAAATGTCACCTTAAAACGGCGCAGCTCGGACGGCCCGGTTCCGTAATGCGGCGGATTCCCGGATGGATGCGTACTAAAATAATAATCCTTCTGGCCCTTGATGCGGTATGCGGTCAGTTCCCCGACGGTCACCACCGGCACCAGCTGCTGTAGTGGTATGGATTGGATTCTGTTTTCACCGGCACCTGCAAAGGTGTTCCCAATGGCCATCTGATTGTATTCTCCGTCCTTTGCAAGCTTGTATAATGCTGTCGCCGTTTTCTCACGGGAAATGGGGGACTTTTGCAAAATGATCATACAAATTCCCCGCTTGGGATCGATGTAAACCTCCTGTCCTTTGCGGCGCATGGACTCCGCTTTTCGGACAAGCCCCAATTCCAAAAACACGGGATTGCCCAAGTCATTGGCATTGGCAAGGCATAAAAGCTGACAAGGTGCAACGCCGTCCAGCTCCCTGTTGCGGTTGATCGTCTCATATGCGTTAAACAGGGCTGCAGCCTCATTTTTGATTGGTCGTTCATGTGCCTCGGGAATAAACTCGTCAAAGATAATCAGATCCACGTCGCTGGCATCAAAGCCACGCATATTGGATATGGTGGACAGCGCACAGGTATACCCGATGCAATCCCCTGTCACCTGCGGTGTGCCGTGTTCGTCCAGCTGGCCGTCGTAAAAACCCGCCGTGTATTTGCTTAGCGATCTGCTGACCGTGCACTGGTGGTCAACACGGTCAACAGCCTTAAAGGGCGAATACTCCGGCTTGTTTATCAAGTCCACTTGGGATTGCATCCGACGGAGCAGCATAAAGCGCGCACCTGTGGCACGATACCTCCGACGCGCTTCCCGCAGTGCGCCGAAGGTTTTACCGGTGCCACGACCGCCCACCACGAAAATAAACGGCTGCTTACATTTTAGGATATCGGGAATGTTCAGATAGCCTCGGCGGTCGTAAAGATTCATTATTACACCCCGGCCAGAGCGGCGCTGACCAGGTCGAGGATCAGACTTGTTTCGTCCTGACTAAAGCGCTTGTAGACGATCCCCCAGTACTTCCCATCCTTCCCTTTGCGGGAGGGGAGGCTGATAAAGTCGCCGTTTTTGCCCTCCACCACACGGCAGCCGTAGATGGTAAAGTCGTCGATGGTCAGGTCAAACAGCACGTCCTTGTCAAACTGCACTGCTCGTCTCACGACATACTCGTGATTGTAGGTCTTGGTCTCGCTCGTTGTGTTACGGTTTCTCATATTATTTCCTTTCTGCGTGTTAAAGCCCGCCAGCTTATTAACATTATTTATCCCTGAACCGGTGCTTACACAGTAAATAGTAATCGGGATCGCTCAGGATGTCCTCATAGTCCTGTGTAATGCCGACACGATAGGTGCTGTCCCGAATCAGGATGTTAGGCACCATCTCAAAACGATGTCCCTGCCATTCCTCCGTGTGCGGCACCACATCGTCATTATAAACGCTCTCCGTGCCGCCAGCGTCCACAAACAAAAAGCCGGACTTAAAAGCAGTAATACCGCCATGCTTGTCAAGTTCTGCGCCGCCCTTCTCCTTGTTCACTCCGGCGATGGTGCAGCGGCATTTGCCATCTTCATAAACTGTGACGTATTTCTTGGCTCCCAGACTGACAAAATGGTTCGCCGTATGCTCCTGCTCGTAGACGCCCATGTAATGCTCCTCGCCATGTGGGTCTGTTGCGTGTGCGCCAGAACGTAGACTGTCGGCCATTCGCTTCTTGTTATATTCCGCCCAGTCCACATCACCAATGTATTTAACGGAGTCGGTATCGCAGTAAATAGGCCAGCTGTGTTCGCCGTCGGCCATGCGCAAACCCTCTTGCAGTCGGTACCTCGCCCAAGCTGTCACCCAGACGCCCCACTGATAGCACAAAAACGCTCGTTTACTGTTGGCGTTCAGCAAATCCTCGATTGGCTCGTCCTTCTGCCGGAACAACCATTCGCTGCCTTCTTCAAACAATATGGATTGCTTCACGGGATCCTGCGCCATCATGCCATACAGGGAGTTCAGCAAATTTTTACTTTTGCTATAAAAGGGCGATTCGTGGCCGTGTTCATCCACCACGCCCTTTAGTCTTGTTTTAGTCTGGTAGTAGTCGATGGTGCAGCGCACCAGCGGCGCCGGCAGCCGGTCATATCTGCTGTGGTAGCCTGTCAAGATCTCGATGTCACTAAAATCGTACTGGTCTAAAATGATGCGTAGATCAATATCTGTGATCGTAGTCTCCAGCATCTCCGCCGACAGGATGCGGCCATTGTCCAAAACCGGATGGATCGTATTCCGGCATTTGGCGTAGCTGATATACGGAAACCCCCATGCCGGATCTGCCAAGGACACATCCCACAGCCGGACACGCAGCAGCAGCGCATAGCCACGATGATACAAAACCATGGCACGGTCGACACCACCGTCAAAGGCGTAAAAGCGGCCTATGGGAAACTTGCAATTACACATCACATCGGGATAACTGCTGCTGCGATCTGCGCTATGGACATTGTCCAGCACCTTACCTGCAAAATGGCGGTTGCAGTGTGTATCACCGCCCCGGAACGCCTCTCGCAGCATTTTATACAGCTCCACGTCCGGCTGTAAATCACGGATCATTTTGCTGGAGCAAAAACGCATTGCCCGCTTGCAGTCTCTTCGGACGTAGCCGGTGCTGGTCATGGGGACGGAATAAAGGTTGTCCTTATCTCTGGCCATTTCGGCCTGATACGCTTCCACCAGCCCCAAGACGTCGTTCTGGCAGTATTGCAGCTGCCGGTCGGTCAATGGAGTGTCGGGAAAGCGCAGTTCCTTGTAGTCAAATTCATCGCCGTCCAGCTTCTGGTGGTCAACGTGCATCTTTTTTGTATACTGCTTCAGCGACATATTGCTGTGCAGCATAGCACAGCGGAATTCCAAGCGCTTGTCGGCCATCGTGCATTTCAGGACGCGCCGGGAGTCCACGGCAAAAACCTCATCCGGCTGAAATGTATAAATGCCGCGCAGAAACTGAAATTCATATGACAAATTGTGCACCAGAACGACCAAAGACACATCGCCGTGATCGTCCAGCACCCGGAGAAGCCGCTGGATGAATAAACGCAGTTCCGACCATGTGCGGCCATAGACTGTGTAAAAGGCGCCAAATTGCCACTGCCAGACGTAAAGCAGGGATTCCTCCCGTTCTGGGTGGTGGCTGGTCTCGATGTCAAAGGCTGTAATGATGTCCAGATACTTACGCTCTTGCTTTTTCGCCGGATTCCCTCGCTTACGCTTGACAAACCCTACTTGCATCAAAAATGCCAAGTCAACATCGGCGGCCCGCACCATAGGTGTTGTTTTCATCGCATCTTACCTCTCACAGTTTTGGCGCTCCGCCGCTTACTGGGATCTCGCCGGAGATATTGCCGTGCTGTGTTTGGATCGTCGGTAATGTCTATCTGATCCAAATAAAAATTGAAATTGCTTTTCACACGATCCAAAGGAATTTTCGAATATTTGGCGCTCCGGTATAAGGCCACGACCTCCTCAAAGATATACCTTTGCCCCTTCAATTCACGGGCAAATTCCAAAAACTTGGTAAACTCCTCATAATTGGCCTCGTTCAGCCAGTTCATACCCCAGCGATCCTTAAAGGTGTTGATGGACTTCCGCACCTGCGACCGTGTCCCGGATAGTGTGCTGGTTCGGGATTCCAGATAGCTGGCCAGCTCCGACAGCCCCGCTGCCAGCTGGCGCTTGTTTAATTTATAAGGGGATGATGCTCCGGCCAAAAAATGCTTGTTAGCTTGGTACGCATAACTCCCCTCGTATTTCGTCCCTTGGAACGCTTTCAAGCGGGCCTGTGCTTCTATACGCAGCGCCCTGTACTCGGACAACAGCTGCTTTTTGCTGTAATTTTCTGCAAGGGCGCTGGGAAGCTGATAGTCGCTGATCGGGAAAGAATACTTGACACGACGGCCCCGAACACTACTTTTGGGCTTGCTGGCCATATGGTGCGCCCCCCTTCTGCTGCAAGTCCCTGCGGCGGCGGTATGCCTCCAAGGGATACCAGCCGCATCTGGCGCACTCACAAGCGCCGATATCACACTTGACGCCGATGTTGTAGGGACACGGCTGTTCGCCGGTTTTATTCTTCGTCATACTCGATAGCCTCCAACCATTTTAGTAATAGCCACGCCGCACCTGCGGATACTGTGATTGCTAACATAAGCATATTAAACCTCTCTTTCTTTGTTGTGTCGTGCGTACCGGTTAAATCGAGGATTGCTAAACGGGGACAGGGCCTGCGCCTTCGCCCGCTGGCGATCTCGCTCCACATAGCCCTCCATGCGCTGCCGGTCGTATTCCTTAAATTCACGACACACGCACCGGCAATTAACAGTCCTGTGCTGGCAGTCTTTCGTGCATGGGCATTTCATCTGATATCACCTCCCCACTGCGCCGCCATAGCGGCGGCGATACCGTGAAACGTCTTTGCCCTGATCTTACTATCCCGATTCGATTTAAGCACATACTTGGATTGTACCTTCCTGGAAGCATCCCTCCGTCTGCTGGTGGCCCCCACCCACAGGCCCTTCGGCTCTACCGTGTTGGTGGGCCTGAGCGGTGGAAGGCCTCTCAGCCACAAACACGTTCGCTTCCTCCAGGGATCCCCAAACATATATGGTTCGATGATCTGGTCATATCTCGGCAATCCAAAATGCCGAAGCGGTGTGGGATTTTCCACGGCGATCCGCTCCACCCCGCACCGCAGCAGCGCCAGGAAAAACTCTTTTGCCACCCATCCCTTGCGCTCCCGTGCCAAGTCCCTGACTGTATGATCTGCGTTAAACAGACGCACAGCGCTACAAGAACTCAAATAGGTACATGGCGGATGTGCGATCAGCAGTTCCCACTTGCTTATGTCGTGCCGCTGTCCGTCCATGGTGACGATCTCTCCGCCTTTGACGGCCTCCAGCGCATCCCCCCAAATATGCCACTCTGGGCGGCCTCCGCTCGGCTCCTGCACGTCGCAGCTGTACGACTCGTGTCCCAGCGCCCGGAACGCCTTGCAAACCGTCTGGCTTTCCTCACAAGCAATCAATACTTTCATATGACACCTCACTTCAGTTCCAGATCATCATACCATGCATCAAGATAGACACCGTTATCGTCATCAAATATTTGCCCCTCATCGTCAATACTAAAGTGCATAAGGGTCAGCGCATCATCAATGGTCATACTGTGATTAGCAATGATCTCCGCAATAACAACGCCGGTGTTCTTATCATACAATTTCATGTTCAATTCCTCCTGTATATCAGATGTATCCCTCGGAGCCGCTCTCCGGCCCACTATTATTATACCACTCCGGCCCGTAGTATCCAGTTACAAATAATTACATTTGATTACAAAACGGTAACAAACTTGCCGTGGCGTAAGAGCTGCGGCCTCTGGCGCTGTGGCCCAAGTCGTGGCCAAGTCGTGGCCAGGTCGCGGCCAGGTCGCGGCCGGTCCTGGTCATGGCCGCTGTGGCTGTTGGTTCGCCATTAGCTGTGCTTATGGGGGAAGCCGTATCATTAGTATATTATTAGGTAATCCC